TCTGGTTTGTAAATAATATCATTAAACACTGTGGTATTGTCAAACACCAATACATGTTCGTATTGTACCAGATCGACTTCAACATACCCAATTACACTAGCCGGGTCAGTTAGTGTTAATTTAAAGTTACTTGGGCTACGCAGTACATTGTAGTCTACATTTTTAATTAATTTAAAGTTTTGGTCAATGACACGACTACCGTATTGGCTGTCGATGATTCCGTCAGTAATAGCATTGATACTGATAGCGTTAATAACATTAGCTACAGGACTTAATACTAAGATACTACCCGACTTCCATCCTTGTTGGGACCAATATAAGAATTCTTTTGCTGATAATTTAAAATTACGAATTTCTCCAAGATCACCGTCGTGCTCTGTAAATGTAAACCCTTGTGCCATTAGATATCGTTCATAGCTGATCAAGAAATCAACAATTTGTTGATTACTAGTAAATTCATAACCATAAGGTATTGTTAATTTTAATTGTTGGTAATCACGATAGATCGTGGCAGAGCTACTTAATACTTTAATTTTTGTAGAATTACTGTTTACTACACTAGGAATAATAGTAAAGAATGGATTATTTAAATCATAACCACGAACGCTGTAGCCATTTGAAGTGCGCTCAACAATTACTCCGCTGTAGATCATTTTACTTACAGGCGTTGATTTGTTTAAATAGACCTTATAGTTTTCATTTGGAATAACAATAGTATTGTTAGTACTACCTGGACTTACCTGTTCAGCTAATACATTTAAATAACTTTGATCAGTAAAACCTGCCATTTTGTAGGCAAGTTTAACTTGATAGTTATCAATGAGACTGTCGAGTTTAGTAACTGGATTAACGCCCTGACTGGTTAGATAGTCTACAATCCAATTTAAGTAGCCGGCGCCTCTATATACACTACCATCTATCGTTTGACCATTATAGTTAATATTTGTCTGAGTGATGTGATGATTGACTCCACTAATTAGATATTGTGTAATGTATGATGCATTTGCTCCTACTTGTGTTAATGGATTATAAGATGAATAGTTATACGTGTCCAGATTGATACCAAAGTATCTACCAGGTTTAGCTAATGCAATAGCCTGTTGGACAGCAAAAGGAAATTCACTGCTAGTACGCCAAGCATATTCAACAGGTCCGTATTCGCCCACAGCCCATGCGCCGGCTGCTCGATTGGCCTGGTAGCTCTGTGTCAATATTTCAACTGGTGGACGTAAGAAACCATTTTCATCAACAGGAATAATGCTGGCCAATCCTGGACGTTGATAATGGGAGTCAGTTGCTGGGGTCCAGTTACCAAGAGCATCTAACCCATTACTTCGAACACCTTCACGTATTATTCCACCTTCTAAATCGTCCCACAATAGTTTGTTACCGCTGGTATATGGCGATGGGCCATAGTAACTTTCCCACCAGTCTGGCATAAAGGAAAAACCCAACATCTCCCAGGGGAATTTATGTGGATAGAATGTATCGTAGAAATATTGATAACAGGCACGCCAACTACCACGCATGGGTTCGAGATCCACACGGTCATTGAATGCCGCATAGTTCCAAGTAAATGCATCGTTGCTTTCGAACGTGTCATTTGCACTAAAGTCTAGTTTGTTGTTACCAATCCACGATTGAAAACTACTACTGACCAATTGAGTCATTTCATCAATAGTGTAGTCACTCTTACGATACTTGCCAGGAATAGTAGCAAAAATATCGCCATAGGTACCGGTGTCAGGTAGTTTAATATTATTAAAGATACGTAGTTCTAATTCTAATAAGAAACTATCTCTGTAGTCATCAAATGCTGGAGTAATGCTACCATCGTGCCCTCGAATAACATTAATAGGAGTTCTATAAGTATCATCAAAATATTTCTCAGGGATAAAGCGAGGCCATAGGCCAATTTTTGTTGGAGTTTCTGGTATATAAGCACCGTCAGTATCGACATACTCAACTATGGTAATTATATAATTAACTTCCAATGTTGTGATGAATCTCACAGCTGGTCTGTCATATAAGAATTCGTAATCTATGCCTTTAATCAACTGTTGATCGTTTAGATATATCAACACTGCTTGGTTACCTAAGATTTGATCAACAAATACATTCGTTAATTCGTAGTCTGTTTTTAATGGATCATAGACTGTATAAGTGATAATGTTTTTTAGTGTACCGTATGGAACCATATCACTATAGAACCATGGAAATGTTGAATTTTTATTTTTATTAATTTCTGTTAGAATAAGATCAACACTGGCCGCTGGATCTGTAGGATTAATACCTACCAATGATCCACTTAGCTCTAAAAATTTATTTTTAAATTTAGTATATTCTCGTTGTGCATAACGTAGGCCATCAACAAAATTTGCTTGACTATCCAACAGGAACAGTTCCCCAGTTGGTACAGGAGCTGAATGTTGTAGGATTGTGCCGCCTTGTTGTTTTATATCAATGTCACGTAAGTTACTTACGCCTAGTACATCACCCACAACCGTAGTACTATTCTCACCCAATTGAACTAAATGATTACGTAATTGTCCCAACGTCAAGGTGTTAATGTCAATATTTTGAGCATTTAAATCCAAGTTCAGTGGTACTTCATAGAAGCCCATCTTACTAATTTCGTTACTGTAGACTAGTATGTCAATTTTGTCACCGATTGCAGGATTTTGAATAACTCTGATGTCAATACTATCACCTGCTTTAGGAGCTGTTATAAACGTAACAATTAAATCAGTGACGCTGTAATACCCTGCGGCTTTACGTGCTATACCATTTATTAATATCACTAGACCATCTGTAGTGTTAGTAACTTTTGATAATCTAAAATTTGTAGTGTATCCGTCACCGATGAACGTTTCACTAATAGTTAACCGTATTTGTTTGCCAAGCAATACCCATTGGCTATTAGTTAAATATTTAAAATTCTTAAAGACTTTAAGATATGGTACACTTAACGAATCCTCAGGAGTGATATCAATTGGGAAAATATTGCTGACCCCATCGTAAATATAACCAATCTGTTGATATTGTTTAGTGAACTCTGTAACAGTTTGCCAGGTATTTTTAGGTGTTAGTGTATATCTATCTTGAATCTTTTGTATAAAGCCGGTGCTGATGTTATCAGTGATAATCACACCCAATTCATTGGCATAGCTATATGTATCTGTGGTAAAATAGTTTTGAAATTCGATATCGCCTTGTGTGCCAAAATTACGATAACTTAACGCAAACCCTAGAACAGGATCGATTACCCCAGCTGGATTTTTTATATAGCCAAATAGTTGTGTACCAGCAAAAGTACTGCGGGTAATCTGACTTAAACTACGACCGTTATTGATTGTAAATGTGCCTGCATCAAACGTACTGTCAAACACATCAAATAATGGTTCCTGTTGGGTAGCTGTTTTTTGTTGGCTTAATTGCCAGAAAGTGCCATCGTACCACCACTGACTACCTTTATAAGCACCTTGTGTTACTACCACTGTGTCATAAGGCAATACCTCACCATCATCAGCTTGAACTAATTTAATATATTTTGGACCGTTTGGTGCACCTAGGCTATCAACAGTGTACTGAACTAAATTTACTGTGTAAATTTTATTTTGTACCAACGGATCCTGATCTGCGGCAAATATTACACGCAGTCCGTCTGTTAAGGTAATACCAAATGCTGTAGTTAGTACCTTTCCTTCAAGTTCGGTAAATGCCGAGACTGTAGTAGTATCTAAAATATCAATAGGATATTTGCCAATACGACCATCGTTAAACAATAGCAAGTCACTGTCAAATTGTATGATTGGACGTTGTGCGCGATTAGCCTGATCAAATGTTGGTATCTCTCCACGATATGTAGCTGTTACAGATATCACTTGTCTATGAAACCAACGATTATTACGTGACCAAGCATTACGATCTTGGCTAGCACGATTAATAGTGATATATTCTGGGAATACCTTGCCAGGATAGTTTAAAGCATTTTCATCGTTATACAATTCTGGAGTTACTAGTTCATCAACAGGCACTAGTTTAATGCCGGTGTCTAGGTCACCAACGCCTTCAACATAGAATTGACGATTTTGATAATTGCTAGGAGTAACATCAACATCAAATTCAATTTTTAATCCTGATGTAAATTCAACACCATTGGGACTGGTATATGTTTGTTTACCTAATATATCTGTTTCGACATCGATAGTCCAAGCATTATAATCAACAACTTTCATAGTGGTGTTGATGGTAGCCTTATTTTCATCTTGAGCATAAAGTGTATCTAATAGACTACTCAGTAATGGCATCGTATGAAAGAAGCCATCATAGTCTTTATAAAATTCTTTATTAGCATTCATTACACCATAACTTATGTAGACTTTTTGATCTATAGCCACATCTTTAACATAAACTAGTCGTAATAAAGGATCATTTAACCCAATATCAAAGAATTTCACCTGCCACACCCCATAGCGTTGGCTTTCAGGTACCATCTCTCCAGCACCGTAAGCTGATGATGTAAATCTATAGGTTCCGCTGGCATTGGCAGTAAGATTAGCACTTAATGTAATTTGTGCATTTGCTGAATCGATATCAGTAATAACTGTTCCGTTAGGTATACCAGTACCAGATACTATTAAGTTTGCTGTTAGATACGTAGTTGAACTCAATGATAACGTATTGCTGCTGATATTGCCGCTAACAGATGTAATATTAGCGATAGTTACATTAGGATTGGTCCATATTTCATCACCACGATTGTTTAATTGGTCTTGATCAATAAAGATTAAATCTTTACCGTCGAGTGTTCCGGTGATACCACCATATTGTGGAAAGTTAGTTAAGAATTCACTGAGCTTACGATTTTCAAAATCACTATAAGCTAAAGGGGCTGCATAGGCTACTGTTGCCACAGTAGACATTAATGTAAATCTGTCCTGCGCTGTTTTTTGTGGAATTGTAAATGTTATAGTTCCGCTGTCTGTACCGTTGTTTTCAACCCCTAAGATTTCACGTGAACTTAATGTTGGAGTAGCCGATACTGTGCCGTCTGCACCTAATTCTGATTGTATCCAAAAAGGATAACCAGGCTGATCGATAACAAATTTATAAACACCACCACGCGGTAATGTAACACTGTTATCTACCACACCATTATTATTGAATATGTACTGACCAGTAGCAACATCGCGTATGACATTATAAGTTACTACTAGTTCAATCCCGGTGGTATCAACAACAACTGGGTTTGGGCCATCAGGTAACCAATAGTATTGACTAAAGTTAACAAACTTGTCAAAGCTGATTAATGGATCAAAACTGTAATATTCACTATCAAATAGTCTACTCTGATTATCAGTATATGCGCCATAATATTTTAATTTGTTTATATAGTCGACGTAGCTGGCAAAAAATGTAATATTGTTACTGGCATCTTGGACTACTGTGCTAGGTTCAAGTTGATAGTCTTGGCGGTCTGCTGAACTTTCTATCAGATAACTATCACCTGTTTTAAAAGTAGGAGCAAATTTACGCCCAATATAACCATATAAGTTTGTCAGTATAGGTTCACTGGTCAACTGATCCATGGTTGCTGATAAGAATTTCTCATTCGTATCAGTTTGGAATACCGTAGGTAAAAAATTGCGGGTTTTTCTAACAGCCATTGTCTCTTCTTCTTATAGTCTATATGTATTTAAGCTACTACAACTGCACCGGTTTGATTGATCTGTGCGGCGGTAATTGCAGTAATAATATCTACATTATCTACTGTTGCCGCACTCTGTATAATCTCATTAAACTCTGCGTTGATTTGTAGCAAACTACCAAACACACTGCTTTCACTAGCAGGCACAATTAAAATACTTGAAATATTTGGTGCTAGGGTAGTATGTAAATAAGCTGCTAATTCACTAAAGTAAAATGTTTCACCAAAATCCCAGTTGGAAATGTCAAAGTAAGTGTTGATTGTGGCAATCACTGATGTTTTGATATCGTTGTCGCTGACTACCACACTGGCATTTTTAACTACTTTAAATGTGGCCTGTAATGGCAATGGAGCCTTTGCACCAAAGATTGGTTTAAATTTAGCTGGATTATAGATAATTGTATCTGAAATTGTTTTATAATTTTCTAATGCGTTATAACTTAATCCCAATTCTTCACCTGTGGGTGCTGTGGGTTCTATAACAGTATTACTGGTATCCTGTATCCACGCTGTATAGTCTGCAGCATATTGTTTAGTTAAGATGTACAAATCAAGAATATTATTTGGACTTGGGTCAATACGACGATAGTTTGGTGTATTGTGACGATATTGGAAATATATATCTTGACGACCAATTTTAGCAACATAGCCGGTAACACTGTTCAATGTATAACTAGCCCCACTAATAGTCAATTGATAAAATGCATCATCTGCTGGTATATAGAATAATTGCCCTGACTGATATTTTGTTTTATTAATTTCAATATCACGTAATGTGCCATAAGTAGATATCACTAGATTATTGCTTACCGGTGTCTGATTAACAAAATTATCATAGGTATATGTTGCTTGGAAGTAAACATATTTGCTATCAGTGTTGACATTTGGTGCCACAATCAATTCAAACAATTCTGGGTTATCTGGGATTCCGTCATTATTAGTATCAGGAAATGTAATATAGATCTTATTAGGATTTTCATAACCGTCAACTTCAATAATATTTTTATAAATGTACCATTGATAATCTAAACCTAAGGTAGTAGCACTATCAGGTTGACTATTCATTTTCAATACTTTAATTTGGTCATGGATAGTTAGGCCTGTTTTAGGATCAAATACTTTAACTGTATTATCAAAATAGAAGTTAGTTTCTTTAACGCTAGAGAACACATAGTCCAATCCGCGATAGAACACAGTGTAGGTCTGACCTAGTGTTTGGAAGTAGATCATCCAACTGCTGTCTAGTCCTTGGCCGCTTATATCACCTGTGTTGGTTAAACTAAATGGATCTATAGTATTTAAATCTGCTGGAGTGACGATTGTCCACATAGTAGTATCAATATCATAACGTAGACCAAAATCTTCAAAAGCCTGTATGTAACTAATCATGCTATTAACTAATGTGGTTGGGAAATCTACATTGAATACTGCGTATACTTTATCTGCTATAGCACCGTCAGGTACTTTTTGATTTATAGTAACTGGACCAACACCATTAGAAAGATTTCCTACTCCGCCATTGGTTCCGTCACCTGAGATTAATTCAACTGCGCCATAGATATAATATTTGTCGCCGGTCTGCCTTGGTGTGCCAACAACAATATTATTTTGTGCATTAAAATAATTCCCTGCACCTGCTGAAAAACGCACAATAGCACCTTGCGTTATGTATCGATTAGCACTGCCGACAGTTGACCCAATTTGTAAAATTTTACCATCAACGTCATAAAAATATCCAGTGCTACCATTATTAATAGTTGTCGAATAATGCCAATAGATGTTACTAAGATTAATCAATGGATAGTTAGCATAAAAGTATTGAAGTGATTCTTGTTCACCGGCAATGGGTTTAACCTGATTGTTGATTACACGATAGATATCATTGATGCTGGTATAGTTAAAAGCAAATGATTTAGTAAAAGGGTCACTGTACAATATACCGTCTTGACAGAAAATATTTGTACTTGAATATTTGCCAGTGGTATCAATAACATCAAGATATCTTGACACTCCGCTTGATGTACGATTAACTGCTTTAACTTTCAATACATCATTGAATAGTGTATAAGGTAAGATATTGTAGTCTTCCCCCGTAACCATACGGTTTTGTGTATAGTATTGTTGTGGTGCTTTTTGCCGAATATCTTCAATAGTTTCACGACTAACAGCATTAGCTACAGTGTAGCGTAGGCTAGCACGAATAGTAATGGTTTCAATACGACCGGTGTGACTGATATAATTAATAGGTACTACCACACCTTGCATTTCAGCAGGAGTAATTTTATAAGTCAATCCATTTGATACACGATAGTAGATACGGAAGTTACCTTGTGGAATGTTAGCAAATGCGCCATCACCAAATACTAGATCAATTTGGTCACCGGCGCGACTGTTTACTTGATAAAGGTTTCTAGTATTAGTTGTTCCTTGTGAACCAGTGTCTGCTGTTGATTGATTATAGATAACGTTAGTGGCATTTACTGCTGGCACTGGAGTCCATAGTGTATCTGGCAGGCCTTGTTTGTTTAGACTATAGACCCAAATATCTGTGTTATTGATATTGTCAATGTTGATACCGTAAACACGATTAGGTAAACTTTCTAAAAAGTTTACATCAAGACTGGCTAGGCTACCTTGTTTAAAGTACGTAAAGTATCCTGTATTAGAACTATAATTACCTAATCCATCATTTTTATATAAGATATTAAATGGTAAATTGGGGCGAGGTGATACTTCGTAGATATAACTCTTACCAGCCGATGTTGGGCTGACCATTTCAAATGCTGTCTGTGTACCTTCGATGTCTGTACTGAAAGTATATGTTGGGATCAGACTACTGACTAGATTAATTTGATATTCGTTGTTAGTAACGCCGTTGATTATCTGACTGTTGCTGGGTTTACTAGTAGTTTGATTCGACACTAATGCTGCATTGATTATAGCAGTAAATTGTTCTTGCCAATTGTCATTACCAGCATCAGCCCAGTTAATTACTAGTCCGCTTAGATTAATACCATTACTGTCGTATAAATTTTCTGTAGTGCTAACACTGTCAAACTTTAAGAAGCCTTGTGCGTTGATATTACGTTTAGGATTGTATGAAATTAAGCGAGCAAGTTTAAGGATACTGTCACGACGTTGTGCTGTGTCGATAAAGTTTTCACGGGCGTTTAGATCACCGCGGAAAGCAATACTCTGCCCTAGGAAAGCAATAGTATCAATTAGTGCTACAAACTCACTACTTTCAATGAAGTCATTGAAGTCTTCTGGATAATATAAACGAAGATAATCAACCATCGATTTACGTAAAGTTTCAAAATCATAGCTTTGAAAGTCTGCGTTACGGAATGTTTGATATAGCTTGGTCCAGTCTTCAGCTACTAATAAACTAGTTTGTCGTGTTGTGGTTGCCATCTTTATTTCCTAATATTAAGTATTTATCAGGAAAAATATGTGCGTAGTTAATTACTTGACTGTTAGGGTTCTACTGTTGCTGTCAAATTGTAGATTCATTAAATTTGACTGATTGGTTGGTAGATAGCGTAATTCTAATAGGATTTGCAGGCCTTGATCATATTCTGTAACTACGATATTATCAAAACTCACACGTGGATCATAGTTGGCGATGGCTTTGATATCAGCAGTAATTACTGATTTTAAGTCTTCTGTAAAGGGTTCGTATAAGACGTTCCAAATAATAGTACCAAAGCTGGGATTCATCAGTTTTTCACCCTTACGGATGTAAAAGTGATTTAAAATGTCACGTTTTACTAGGTCAAAATTAGTCAGGCGAAACTTGGTGCTTTGCCCTATAGTTGAAAATCCTTTATACATGGTAGCCATATTATTACTTATCCTTGTTGTATTGCTGGCACTTTAGGTGCTAGTACCGCCACAGCATATTTCCCACGTTGGAAATAATCTCCGCCAGTGGTTCCGTTGGCATCGGCTCCGCCACCACCTTTGCGCCAGGTATTTGCTCCGCCAGCACCCAATAGGTGTGCTACACTCAACATACCTGCTACTTCTTCATTTGACATGTCTGCTGTGATTGCGCCGGATTTAACCATTTGATTATAGTTACGGCAAATAATATCGCACATGGCTGATTCTTGTGTAGGGCCGTTGCTTTTCCAATCGTCTATGCTGTTGATGCCACCTTTGCCGGTCCAACTGTTGGGATTATTTAATTGTGCGTTACTGGTACAACTGCTCTTGACATATCCAGCATCGATTAGTGCTAGGCGGCCAAATTGATATTTGCCCACATAACCTATACTATTTGTTTTAGTATAATCACCACCGCTTTCACTAAAGCCAGTTTGTGCGAATAATGCTGTCATTTCATCTTTTGACAGTTTACCCACTTGACAGTCCGTGGGTGGTTGATTACGTATAGATTTATCAGGCGCAGGATTTCTCACACCTGTACCAGAAAGATTTTTAATAGCATCAACGCCACCAGTGTAGGCAGTCTGTGGTTGGATGCCCGTTGGAGGTGTGGCGGCAAATGTTTCTTGTGCTCGAGGATAAGGTTCATGTGTAGGTGCTGCTGTAACGATACTCTGTATTAGATTGGGTTCTGCTATCCAAAGTGCTGTGCTACTAGCTCTGGTAACATCAGGTAAATTATTTAAATTCTGTGTGGGTTTTAAATTCAACGATTCTGCTTTGCCGCTGTTTTGATAAATGCCTGAACCTTCCAATGCTAGTATACCACCAGCTTTGACAGAAATTTTAGCACTACCGTCGATACTTACAGGTCCTGATTTAATATTAGTAGCGCCTGTTGATTGTAGTGTGATATCGCCCTGGGTAAACAACACCGATCCACTGGTAGATTCCCAAGAACTGGAATTTAATCTTAATTTTCCGCCAGCATTAATATTAATGTCAGCATCGGCATGTAGATTTAGTGTGCCTTCTGTGCGGACATTAAATCCTGCTTTTGAATAGATGTTTATTGATCCATTGGTGTCAAATTCAATCCATCCGCTACCATCAGCGTGATTAATGTATAAAGAATTATCGCTGTCATTCATCATAATCTGATGACCTTTAGCTGTACGCAGTCTGACTAATTGATCGGCTCCAGTCAGATTACCATCGTCCATGACTAAACTATGTCCGCCTTTACGTGTCTTATAAGCATAGTCTGTTTCAGTAAGTGTACCAGCATTGACCTTGGCTAAAAAATTTGGGTCATCCGAAGGATCATTAAAAGGTCTACCAGGTGTACTAATACCAAATACTGCACTTGGACTTTCACGTTGGCTTGAGCTGGTAATTAATCCTCGACTAAAATCTCGATCCAATCCTTGCTCTTTTAATATACGGTACTGTGGTTCGTGTACCGGTTTAGAGTTAGTATAGAATGCAGGATTCTGCGCTACTGCGGGATCATTGTCATTAAATTCTGTTACAGGTGCAACACTGTGACTGGTCAATGTTGATTTAACATCTGCGCTAGCACCAGCAAGAGCGAGATTACCTGCGGCCGCAACAGCTGGAATCATATAACGACTCAATGCTGAATTTACACAGGCAATCCAATAACCACGCATCGGGTCACCGGCAATAAAAATCACAATGACTTCGATGCCGATATCTGGTGGCACCATCCACATACCATAGGTATGTGGAGTATTGGTAAATTTATTATCTGTGTTAGGAGTAGATCCCGATGTTGAAGCAATATCTGTAGTACCCATAAATGGACTGGCATAGCTGACTGTTCGCCAATTCTTAGGATCAACCTGATTACCACCAAGATCTGGTATCCACACCTGTAGACGGCCACAACGTGTAGGATCTAAATTGTTTTTAACAATACCAATGTACGGATGTGGGTCAACACGAGTAGCCGGAGCATCTTCTCTGCGCAGACTTTTCTGTACTTTATTACCTATTCTATGATCTATTGCCATTTATATTTCCTATTAAGTTGCTGTTCCGTTAGCTATGGCTTGCCTATGAGCTGCCCACTCATCATACTGTTTAGCATTGGCAAGATATTCAGGATCATCAGGATATTTCTTAGCTAAGTTTCTCATATATTCAGCTTTCTGTCTATAATTTTCTGCTAGAGCGGCATCAGTGGCGTCATTACCTAACTGTGGTGGCCTTGTATTTGAACTAATAGGTTGTGTCGGAGCAGTGTTATTTACTTCTGCTAGTTTTGCCTGATCAACTGTAGTCGTTGGTGGTGTGGCATCTTGTACTGGTACACTGTTTGGTGCTTTTTGGTCTCCTGTGATTCCTGTTGTAGCGAGTGCGTTGGGCCCTGCTGGCGGTACCAATTGGTTTGCTCCTGGCACTGCTGGACTGTCAACATTACGTTGATTAACAGAACCAGATTTTTTACTGCTGTTATCTAAACTTGTCTGACGTGGTAATCTAACTGTCTGTAATGATTGAACAAACTGCCCTCCACTAAATGAGCTGTCAACTGTTAGTACCCTGTACATGCCCGAAAATAAACTCTGTAGATAGTTATTATCATATTTCATTAATCCCGTTGATTCATCTATGTCGCTGGGTGTTTTATAATTAACTTGTATGTAGACTTCTCTGGTATCCATACGTAAACTACCATTGGCTATCAATCTAGGATCTCCACTAGGAGTATTAGTTGGCCCCATTGTTGATCCAAAAATATCCGGCGGATAAAATACATCATCTTGTTTAATATACATTGGATCGCCAATAATTTTTAATGCAGCCTGTAACATATCAGCACCGGCCGTAGTATAAAGACTTTGTTCTGTATCTACCGCTGCGGCGCCTGCTGGAGTATCAGCTCCACCTGTACTACGTGATCTAGCATCAAATGTCTGCGGTTTTTCTTTCATTGGCATTATGGCATTTGGTGCATTAGCAACACCATCATAAGTTTCAGGATTGTTAATTTTACGTTCTTCATCTATAGCCATGCCCGAGGTAGCACTGAAGTATCCTCTATAAGCAGTAACCGCAGTATAGTACAAGGCATTAAACTCAATATTAAAATCTAACACATCAAGGTTCTGCCCAGTATAGATATAATTGTAGACTTTTAATGGGTCATTCCATACACCCTGTGGCGCCACACTGGATTTAGTATTCCAAACTTCATAAGGTACAACATTATACGTAATTTCACGACCCCATTGTTTTCTGACCTTGTCAAATTTTAACAGTTTAATAGTTGGGATAACCTTATACCAAAGCAGTGGTTTATCTTTAAACTGTTCTCTTTTGTTTACATAAGCAGCAGGATCATTGCCAATTTCTTCTGGTACTATCATCTGTCCGGTGATGTATGTACTGTTACGTATTATATAATTGATAATCTGTTCTATACTGGTACCGGTATTAATAGAAAAGACTTTAGTTTTATAGTCTAATGATAATATTTCAATGCCTGTATTACCTTTACGATGTGCGCCGGTATTGGCCACATCTACCATTGGGGTATCTTTTGGTCCCAATTTTCCTGTTAGATTAAAATCACTTTTAGCTATCACAGGATCAAAATTAAAATAATATCTGTCAGCTATATCTTGTTTGTTGGCGTCTCTTGCAAAATCCTGCCAGGCGTTAAGAGCACTGCCATAACTTTTTACTCTATATATAGGATCTCCTGTAGCAACTGCGGCCGCGGCTGCTTGACTGGCCGCAGATAACAGTGCAGTATTTACATAGGTAATCTGACCATCGGGTCCAACAACACCACCACTTAATCCATTTGAGGTTGCGGCACGCAGGGTTTGTGTCTGTTGTGTTTCTCTTTGTTGATTGGCCTGTGCTTTAGTGGCAGCAATGTCCGCTTCGTTGCTTTGAAAGAATGTGGCCACTGTTCCAGCTATTACTTCAAGATGTGCCGGTGTACTTACACTGGCTACATCAAATGCTGAATGATTGTATGGTGCGGCCTGTATACTATATTCAGCACCTTTGTTACTGACTTTGATATCAAATTTTAATATACGAATAGGTATACGTTTGGTTTGTTCTGGAATTATTCCTATTATCTCACCTGTATCGTCTATACCAAAGAAATCAATCTGTAGTAGGTAGGGCTGTTCGAGGTAGTTTTCATTCTCAGGATTAATTTCATTGGTTAATTTTAAAATTCTATTAAACAATGTAACACCGTAAGGTTCAACAATGCTAAATGATAAATCAATAGCATTAGTAGCACGACTGTGTTCATTTAAACCAATAACAGTTCTAATATTAAGATTTTCAAAATAGAAATCTACATCAAAATATTTTGCTCTGGCAAATTTACCTGTGGTAGAGGATTTACCATTCTCGATAGTTTCTATTCCATCATATCGTCCAGCACTGGCAATAATCACACGATTGGGTGTATACTTCTGATCATCAACAAGTTTATTGTAATCGTCGGTGGTCAACATGTGTAGACTTAACCCGTAGGTGTAACTAGCATAGCCATGTAAAGGATTTGGTATTGATCCTTTGAATTCTGAATCAGGGTTTGGGCTTGGTCCTCCTCCTAATTTACCTGTTGCGGCAATCTGTTCGGGAGTCATTTTGCTAAAATCATAGTTTTTAGCATTTGGGCCAAAGGGCGATGGGTCTGCTAGTGCTGTTTCTTTTGCTGTCGACGTGCCCCCAGTCTCACCTGGTTTCTGCTCTTGAGTAGCACCTTTTAATTTTGCTGTTTCTTCTGGTGTTAGTTGACTGTTGGGATCTTTAGTATTCGCAGCTGCGGCATTTGGATCAGTACTGGCAACCTGATTAGCCACTGTATCTTGTGTTGGTGGTGGTTGTAGTTTAGCTTCAGCAGCTGCATTGGCCGCTTGTTCTTCTTTATAATGCTGTTCTTGGGCGGCGGTGGGGGGTGCATCACTGAATGATCCTAAACTAGTATCAAGGTTATAATATCTATATCTTCCACTGACTGGGTCTATGCCAAGATAGATAATTCCTGTAGTTTGTAACGCCATCGTTTACAATCCCAGTGCCGTAGTTATAGTTTCTTTTTTAGGAATATAGATAGTAGCACCAGGTAAGAAATCGAAAACTGGATCTTGAATAGTATTTGGATTACGTATGGCAAACACCCACCATAGACTGCTATCACCATATAAGTCATAGGCTAATAGATCAGGCCTGAACTTATATATAGCATCAATTTGATAGACCACATCGCCAGAATTAGCGGGAATGTCAGGGATATTAGCGACATCTAAAAAGAATCCATAGGTATCTGTATTGTAATAAGGACTGGTTTTGTTATAAGTAACAGACATTATAGGAATCCTCCAAAGCCTTTCTTTTTATCAGATAATAATTGACCAGCGGCGAATTTATTCAAATCAAATCTATCGTGTATATTGGTACGACTGTAGACTGGTTTTAATATAATCGTTATGGTACTATTTGTTGGTACACGGGTATTAGTATTAATAGTTTGGAACTGTGTTTTGGTTGTGGCTGCTTTAGCAACAATAGCCTTGGTATCTGGTGTAGTAGCTTGTGTACTGGATTTTAACATGCCAGGATAGTCTTGTCCAGCTACCATACCTTGTACACTACCAATATTCATATTGTCATTTTGTACAGGCACATCTTGTAGATATGCTGATGTAATGGGTACACTAATATAGTCCACATCATTACCCAACGTGTGTGTAAATCCAGCAACTACACAAGGCACATGTGGGAAATAATGATCGCCATAGCCATCTAAGAATACAATAGGCGGCGGATTCCCTGCATTAGATCCGCTACCAAAGAACATCTTAGTAGCTGAACGGAAGAAATAGATAGCGGCCATCAAATATTGACCTTCTTCCACACTCTGTACACTAAATTCGCCAGCAATTTGGATATCTTGTACTTCACTATTATTGTAAAATTGTTGTGGGTAGTTACTGTGTGTTGGGTTTGCTGAACTATAATTAGCCGCATGAGTAACTGTAATCTGCGGAGTATACGGAAAAATAACTCCATTAGTAGGAATCAATGGACTCATAATGGCATTTTTGCCATTAGGGTCTTTATAAAATATTGTAGCTTTGTCTGCTAGACTGATGCGTACACGCCAATCATTTTCACTGCTGCCAGCCGAACCACTACTACCTGTGGTACTTTGGAATACCACACTAGGATTCACAGCTGGGTCGCCTACATATCCGCCTGGTTCAAGACCTGCCGCTTCTAGTCTGGCATTACTTGGATCATCTAATCCATTAACACTGGGATCAACACCTCCCGCCGGCCCAGCACTAGTAGGATCATAGCCACCGCCAGCTGCATTTTCTGGAGCTTGATCCCCATAATATCCGCCGGCAAAACTAGGAGCGCCGGTAAAGTTTTCAGTAACTGCTACATCACCGCCAATGCTGTTAGATTGTTGCCCGTAACTGGGATTATCAGGATCGTAACCGCCACCCACACTGCCAACAGCATTGGGGTCATATCCACCTATCACTGCGTAACTGGGCGATGTAGTATAAGGCTCATTGACTGCGGCATCGTTAGGTGTTTGGTTACCCAAAACCGATACCGGTGCAAAGTCAGGTGCTACTGATACATAACCATCTGCGGTGTAATCTGCCATTTTTCCAAATACCTCTTGTATTATGTATTTATAGGCTATATAATAGTAGTAGTTAAAAGGAACCCCTACACATGAGAAAGGTCAATTATCTTAATAATAAAGATATTTTAAAAGAGATTCACAAGAGTAAACTTACGTATTGTAGTTTCATTGATGATTCTGTAAAAAGTTATGACGCTATATTACTAGGCGTAGATAAAATCACTAAAAAAGCTATTCAAGAAGCACGCAAAGCTCGTGCAGAACGACTAGCTAAAGAAGCACAAGAAATAGATCTATTAAACGGCATTAAAAAAAAGCTAGACGAATACTTAACTGCTACCAAAGACATTCCACAAACCGATGTAGTATTCCGTGTCATGACATGGGAACATATACCCATCGACGAAGTTAAACAGAAAAAAGCTGATGCGAAAGCACAAGAAGAATATGATTCAGACGAAGATAATTTTGAAACTGAGTATGATGAACCTGTAGTGGTTAAAGGTGCTACCAAGTATACCAAAGTTAATTTTCCTCCTTTTAAACATTATCGTGTAGATGAGGTAGGCACTCCTGTACTAGTAGGCATCAGTCACTGGAAAGGTGGTGTTGAAAAGGGCAAATTTTCAAAAGATCACGGTAGTATGACTCCTAAATTAGCTCATATGTTTATTAAATTATGTGAACGCTATGCTACCCGTAGTAACTGGCGTGGTTATACCTACAACGATGAAATGCGTAGCCAAGCCCTACTACAATTAAGTCAAATTGGTCTACAGTTTGATGAAGCTAAATCGCAAAATCCTTTTGCTTACTACACTGCGGCTATTACCAACAGTTTCACTCGTGTACTTAATATAGAAAAACGCAATCAAAATATCCGTGATGATATTTTAGAAATGAATAACTATAGTCCAAGTTATACACGTCAAGGCGACTGGGGTGCTGGCGGCGGACACTACGAAGAATAATCGGTTAAATCTTTTTTGCTCTATAACTACGACTAACGTATACTAACTACATGGCCAATCTATTTAAGAAAGCGGCTGTTTGTACTGACATTCATTTTGGATTAAAGTCTAACAGCAGCACACACAACGACGACTGCTTGAATTTTATCAAGTGGTTTATTGAAACAGCACGTGCAGAAGGTTGCGAGACCTGTTTCTTTACAGGTGACTGGCACAATAATCGTGCTGCGATTAACATTGTCACTCTCAATTACAGTCTACAGGCTCTGGAGTTATTAAATGAAGCTTTTGATGTGGTGTACTTTATTCCCGGTAATCATGATCTATATTATAGAGATAAGAGAGACATACAGAGCGTGGAGTGGGCGAAACATCTCCCTAACGTCCGCATTGTTAACGATTGGTTTAGCGACGGTGATGTTACTATTGCTCCTTGGCTGGTTGGTGATGATCATAAACGAGTACAAAAACTAAAAGGCAAATACTGCTTTGGGCATTTTGAACTACCGCACTTCTATATGAATGCCATGGTACAGATGCCAGACACTGGTGAGATTCAAGCTGGTGCATTTAATGGTTTCGAAAAGGTGTTTAGCGGACACTTCCATAAACGTCAAGAAAAAGGCAATATCATCTACCTAGGCAATTGCTTTCCACATAATTATGCTGATGCTGGTGATGATGCTCGTGGTATGATGATATTAGAATGGGGCAAAGAACAAGAATATCGTACTTGGCCAGATCAACCTATGTATCGTGTCTACAATCTAAGTGATGTATTGCGCACACCAGAAGCACTATTACTACCAAACATGCATTGTCGTGTCAACTTAGATATCGACATTACCTACGAAGAAGCCACATTTATTAAAGAAACGTTTGTTGGCACTTACAACCTACGTGAACTTACCTTATTACCAGTTAAGAACGCAGACATTGGCACGGACATCATGCTAGGCAATATCCAATTTGAAAGCATTGACAGCATTGTTACCAGTCAATTGACTAATATTGCCAGCGATCATTACGATCCAAATTTATTATTAGATATCTATAGGCACCTATAATTTGTTCAAGATAAAATATCTTACAGTTAAAAACTTTATGAGCGTGGGTAATAGCACCCAGGCTGTTAACTTTGACCGCAAAGACCTTACGTTAGTATTAGGTGAAAACATTGACCTAGGTGGCGATGACACAGGTGCACGTAATGGCACAGGTAAGACTACTATCATTAACGCACTAAGTTATGCCTTGTATGGCACAGCACTGACTAACATACGTAAAGATAATCTTGTAAACAAGACTAATCAAAAATCCATGCTGGTCACTATTGACTTTGAAGTTGGTGGTGTCGACTATCGTATTGAACGTGGTCGTAAGAGTAACGTACTTAAATTCTACATAGGTAATCAGGAACAAGAAGCCAAAGACGATAACAGTCAAGGTGACAGTCGCGAAACCCAGCAGGAAATAGAACGCTTGCTAGGCATGACACATGATATGTTCAAACACATAGTGGCCTTGAACACCTACACTGAACCATTTCTTGCACTGAAGCCCAATGATCAACGGGCTATTATTGAACAACTGTTAGGTATTACCTTACTAAGTGAGAAAGCCGAATCACTTAAAGAGCAAAGTAAGGCCACAAAGGACGCCATTCAACAGGAAGAATTTAATATCAAAGCAGTGCAAGATGCTAACAAACGTATCGAAGAACAGATTGAAAGTCTACAGCGCAGACAAAGTCTGTGGTTGACCAAACATCGAGACGATGTAACAAAATTACAGTCAGCATTAGATGATTTATTAAAGTTGGATATCGATGCTGAGATTCTCGCACATAAAGAATTGTCAGCCTACGATCAAAAACGCAGAGATATCGCAGATTTAACCAAAGCTGTTGCTAGAGCGGAGCAGGATCAGTCTAGAGAAGAAAAGACTATCACAAAATTAAAAGAAGAAATAGAAGATCTCAAGGCACATAAATGTTATGCTTGTGGTCAAGATTTACACGACGAAAAACATGAAGAGGTGTTGGCTAGTAAAGAAAAGGCCTTGCAAGAAGCCGCATTGCAGTATCTGTCAACCAACGGACAGTGGATTGAGCTAACTGGTGCACTAAAAGAACTAGGTGAGATTGGTGTTCAACCCAAAGTCTACTATGACAAGGAAGAAGATGCTATTCATCATCGCAGTACTTTGGCTAATTTACAGTCGCAATTGACCAACAAGGCCGCTGAAGAAGATCCATATAAAGAACAGATTGTCGAAATGCGACAAACTGCCTTAGCTGAAATCAACTACGATATTATGAATGAACTGACTCGTGTTAAAGAACATCAAGAATTCTTGTACAAACTATTAACTAACAAAGACTCGTACATACGTAAACGTATCATCGATCAGAATCTGAGCTACTTGAACGCTCGATTAAGCCAGTATTTAGACCGTATTGGCTTACCTCATACTGTGGTGTTTATGAATGACCTGAGTGTCAATATCACCGAATTAGGACGTGAATTAGACTTTGATAACTTGTCCCGTGGTGAACGTAACAGACTTATACTTTCCTTGTCATGGAGCTTCCGTGATGTGTGGGAAAGTCTGTATCAACCAATCAATTTATTATTCATTGACGAGTTGATTGATTCGGGTATGGATGCGTCGGGTGTAGAGAATGCCATGGCTATCCTTAAGAAAATGAGCCGTGATGCACATAAATCAATTTGGCTAGTATCACATAGAGACGAACTAGGCGGTCGTGTTAATAATGTACTGACTGTTGTTAAAGAAAACGGCTTTACTAGTTATAATACAGATGTTGAAATTACATGAAACTAGCAACGTGGCATTGGCACATAGAAATATCCAGCAAGTGTACACTTAAATGTCCACGCTGTGCTCGCACAGAAGTTCCTGATACTTTAATTAATACTGAATTAAAGTTAGATTTCTTTAAGAAGAATTTCACTCCAGAGTTTATCGAGAACAATGTAGAAAAGATTACATTCTGTGGTGATGATGGTGACCCAATTTATGCTCACGATTTAATTGAAGTAATCAAATATTTTAAAAGTGTTAAACCTATTAAGTTTGTTATAGTCACCAACGGTAGTTATAAAGGTACAGAATGGTTTCAACAACTAGGGCTTGCGTTAGATGCCAATGATCACATACATTGGAGTTTAGATGGATGGGACCAGACCAGCAACGAGCAATACAGAGTAAATAGCAATTGGTCTAGTATTATAGCTAATATCACAGCATTTCGTTTTGTTAGTAAGGCATACATGACCTGGGATGCCATTGCATTTAGTTTCAATCAAGGCAATCTTAATAAGATGGAAACACTGGCAAAAGAATTAAGATTTGATCAATTTCAACTTACTCTCAGTACTAAGTTTAATAAAGTATATCCTGTATATCCTATAGGAGACGTATTACAACCTAAAGATGAACTGATAAGCTCTAATTATAGATTCCAGCGTGTAATCAAAAATCTCAGTGGCAGAACAGATGATAATACTGGATACGAAACTAATTTAAATTTGTTTAACAACACCGATATTATCAACAATACTAAACCAATGTGTGCCATTGGGAATAAAGGTACATTTATCAATAGCCAAGGACATTTGTTTCCTTGCTGTTGGGTAGCTAACCGTTATTCGCATAACAACGAATGGTTGGGACTAGCACGAAGTTTTGATCTGAATAAAACATCGTTAATTGATGTACTAGAAAATAATTTCTGGGCTGATGATTTTGAGTCCTTTCGTTGGTCAGAGTGTAAAACAAAATGTAATTCATCTGTGGTTACTGAACAATATGCTACAGAATGGTGATCAATGAGTGATTTACTTTATATAAACGGAGATAGTTGGACTATCTCCAAATATGTAGACGACTACTTAAAGAGCAAAAATATTGAATTCGTCAATAAGTCCGTCGGTGGATCTAGCAATCTGAGCATCATACAGAGAACTAAACTAGATCTTGATCTACTAAAAGAACAAAATATTTTTCCTTATGTTTGCATTTCTCTTAGCGAAGTTGGTCGTGATCTAGCCAATGAGTTTAGTTTGGTAAAACCAACGGGCCGAGATTTAGATGCTTATCTTAAATCAGTTTTACTTAAAGAAATAGAGATGTTAGAAGAAATGTTAAATGGGTACCAAAGTTACATAACCCTGGGATGGACTAGTAATCCACTTTCTACAAAATCAATAATCGATTTCATCGGAGTTGATCTTAATAACATTGAAGCTTATACTATTTCAAATGGCACATATAATTGGCTTTCAGATAGACAACAAATCTTTAAGTTTAGCAAAAAATCATTTATAAGCACAGTAGAAAAAAAGCAATCATGGGAAAAAGCACTGCTAGCTAATCAATTCATTGATGAATCTTTACATATAAATCCTAAAAAAATGGATCCGGTTGAACATTGGATAGATCACGTGATATCTTATTTCAAGAAGTAAGCTAGGTATTAAGAATAATAATATATAAAGTATAAGGAGAACAGTATGGCAGGTCCAACAGGCAGAGTACACCCAGGTAAAAGACATAATAACCCTATGCAGTATAAAAATGGTAAACCGAGATTACGTCCATTGAACATCACACAATTAACAGTGTTAATAGATAAAACACAGCGTAAGAAAGACAAGGCAAAGATTAGTAAAGAAATCGCTAGGAAACAAGCAAGATCAGTAGTATAATTTTTAAAAAGGAAAATAAAATGGCAATTCATGA